CTCTTCGATGATCCGGGCACGGTGGATCTGTCCGGTATCGACTGGATCGTAGACCGAATCCCTGACCGGAGCCCAGACCGAAGCCCAGTCTTTTAGCCAGCCAATTTGTTCATCTGTCACTTGTTCTACCTTTGGCAACTCGAGCGGATTTACAATCGGCTTGACAATCAGCGGTTCGGCAATTGTCTTGAAGTCCAGCCCGTTTGCCCACTTTTCAGCCGCCTCACTGTCATCACGTTTGCTGTTAATCTGGTCAATCGTGAACGCTTTTGTCAGCGGATTGAACTCGTACTTGTTGCATCTATCCTCGTCAAGCGCAAAGTGTGCGCAAATGTGCGAGTGACTGTCTGCGCCATCATCATCCAAGTGTGCCTTGCGATACTCCCAGTCGAAGTGGTAATACTCTGCTGGGTGACCAACTGGGTCTGTTACGAAACTAAAGAATTGACACATTATTTCACCTCCGGCGGTGTTGGGAGTGGCATCCAGTGGGTGACATCCTCAATGTCCAATTCGTAGAAATCGGGATTTCCTGTCACGACACTCTTTCCGTAAATAAAATCAACAAACATGCCGCCAAGCACAGTCAAAACAAGTACTGGCGCGTTTTCCTCCGGCAACCTCTCGCTCACCGGTATCCAGCGTGGCTCCATCCCCTCAATGTACTCGCGAAGCGCAACCCGCGCCTTCTCAATCCGCGTCTGCCAGTCAGGCAGCTCGCCGCGCCCAAAGGCGATGGCGGCGCTCACCAACTCGTCAATCAATGCTTGCGCTTTGTCGGTCATTCCTGCACCTCGTCTGCATGAAAATTTTCTGCTTCTTCCACCAACGGGCAATTCGGGCAACGCTGGGTAACGAAATCACACGATTCCATTAGAATCCTATTAAGCGTGAACTCGCATTGAACATCTACCGTCTCCGGTTTCTTATACTTATCCCATTTCCTTGTTGCCCAATCACAACGGCTTACACTTTGCGGAAGCGCATCTACAACAACTAATATGATTTTCATTCCTGCACCTCCGGCGGTGTTGGCAGCGGCATCCAATGGGTAGGTACGATCGGGTCTGTGCACCATTTTCCATCATCACACTCATTTCGCCATGCAGTCCCAAACCAGTCAATCTTTGAGCCGTCTGATGCTTTTCCCCAAAAAACAAGGACATCCTTCTCGCACTCCGGCAACCTCTCGCTAACCGGTATCCAGCGGCGTTCTGCCTCAAGCTCGGCGATGCGAGATTCGAGGGAATTAATATAGTCAAGTGCGTCTAACACCATCGGGTGCACACAATACACAGCCCGCAGGTAATCTAACATCTCTTTTGTAAATTCCTTATTGTTCCAGTTGACCTCATCGGGAAAACATGTCATTTCTCACACTCCTTATACTCTGCTACAATAGCGTTCCAGTTACAAACCTCAATGGTTTTTTCTTCTTCGGGATAAGTGCAAAGACTATCTGATAGCCTGTCTCCCGCCTCAATCAACCGCTCAACCAACGCCTCAAGCTCGGCAATGCGGGATTGAAGCGCGTCCTCAATCGGGCGGTTGTTCCAGTGCTCGACATTTGATTCTGCCGAGCAATTGTCACAATAGTTAAGATTTATACCTTTCTCGGTACAAATTTTAGTGCCGCCACAAAACGGACACGGGCGTAATTCTTCGCTCATTCCTGCACCTCCGGAATCCATTTATCATCCTGCCGCTCTATGTCGCTATGAGCGGTAAGTCGTTCAATCTCCGCCTCAAGCTCTGCGATGCGGGCTTGCAATGCCAGTGCATCATCCCACAAATCGGTGTACTCAATTTCTTTGTTGCTCAAATCCTTCTCCAGCTCGGCAATGCGGGATTGAAGGGCGTCCTCAATCGGACGGGTGTTCCAATCGCTACCAAAGCCTTCATCCAACTCACCGCCACAATCGTTACAGTAAGTGACACTCAAAGCTTCTTCGTAGACAATATCGTTACCCCCACAAAACGGACACGGTTTTAGATTAATCATCTCATCCTCCTAAAACGCTATTTCTTGATCCGCCCACGCGCCCTTGCCCGACAGAAACTTCACGGAGCTTGCGACGACCTCGAAGCTCGCCGACCAGCCGCCGCCGTCCTTGCGCTCATAAGTGCGCGGGTTGCCCTGCGCGTCGGCTTTCAGCGCGCCCTCCACCAGCACCTTGCTCCCTTTGTGCAGATACTGGTTGCACGTTTCAGCCTGCTTGTCCCACGTCGAAACGCGGAACCAGACCGTCTCGTCCTTCCGGTTGGAAGCCGCGACCGAGAAGGTCGTCACCGCCTTGCCGTCGGTCGTGTACTTCATGGTTGGTTCGTTGCCTAAATTGCCTACGATTGTTAGTTTGTGGTACATGTTTGCTCCTATTGCTCAATAAAGTTCAGTAGCGGTAACTCCGCCGATTCAACACGCGCTTTGGCGTTTTCTTGCAGATACTTGAAACTCAGATCAATGCCGATTCCCTTGCGCCCTAACTGGATTGCCGTCGCGACTGTCGTTCCGCTTCCTACAAATGGGTCGAATACGATGCCACTTGACGTGCCAGCATTGCAGTTGCAAGTTGGTCGGTAGCCAGTTGTGATTGAGTTCCCACGCTCTTTTGTGACGTATAGATTGGCAGTGGTTCTTGGCACTCCCTTCGCAATCATTTCAGCAATGCCTTTTTCATTGCTTGCGTTAGTGCCAGTCTTTTCTACAATGCGCTCATAAGGCGCGCCACATTTAGCGCAACACGTTTCCGGCGCTCCTGCCAGAATGCAGGGCTTGATTAGTTCTGGATTGAATGTGGCGTAATGCGCGCCCTTGTACGGCTTGGTCGTGACCGTCCAGACATCGCGCTTGTTACGCCCTGCAAGATTTATTAACTCCGACCTTTTTTTTGTTGGGTCGCCTATTCCACCTGAACCATGCGTGCCATTTTTGACAAGTTCATGCGCTTTTTTATTAGGTCTTCCACTCATGCAATCTATTCTTATGTCGTTCAATGTCGACGCTGCAAGCGGTTCTCGCACTGCATCGTTATCGTAGTAATACCTTGCCGACTTGCTCAACAAAAATATGTACTCGTGCGACTTCGTGCACCTGTCCTTGACGCTCTCTGGCATCGGGTTAGGCTTCGCCCAGATGATGTCCTGCCGCAAGTACCAGCCGTCCGCTCGTAAGGCGAAAGCGAGCATCCAGGGTATGCCGATAAGGTCTTTAGGCTTCAAGCCGTTTACGCCGCCAGTTGAATATCGTTTATCCCGATTTTCTCGGCCATCGTTATAACCATTTTGTCCTGATTGATTAGGCGCGCTCCCATTGTATGAATCCCCAATATTCACCCACAGCGTGCCGTCATCTCTGAGTATGCGCTTGCACTCACGGAACACCTCAACGAGGTTGGCAATGTACTCGTCAGGAGTCTGCTCTAAACCAATCTGCTCGTCAATGCGGATTGCGCCACATTTGCCACAAACCGTTTGATAAACTCCGCCACGGCCTAATGGCAATGTCCTGTCACTCCTATCGCCACCATCAGGCTTTTGCGGATTATGGTCGCAGTTCGGATCGCCGCCTTCCCACTTTGCCGTGCCGTAATCCCTTAAGCCATAGTCAATAAGGCGGACTGGTAACAACGCACTGAACGCTACCATCCGCCAAAGGAATATTTAGAGAGTTTGCATTGATTAGCAGACCACTCATTCCTGCACCTCCTTCCCAATAAATTCGCCTCCAATCAACTTCTCCACCACTTCCAGCGCCGCGCCGGACTTGACCTGCTTCGTGTCGAAGCTCAGCACGCGCCAGCCATTGACCACCGCCAGGTTGCCCTTCTCGTAATCGCGATTGATGCCCACACCGCGACCATGTGCGCCGCCGTTGTAGGTGCCGCCGTTGATCTCGACCAGCAGCCGCTCACGCAGGAACGCGAAGTCGAAGCGGAATTTGCGCCCTGGAATAGCCCTGTACTCGCGGACGTAACCAGTCAGCCCAGCCGAGTCGAGTTGCATTGCGAAGAGGTTCTCAAGCGCGCTGGTCACTTCGCCCCCTTCCGCAGCCCCTTGAAGTACTCGTAGCTGCCTGACTTCGGCTTGTTGCCATTGTGATTATTCAGCACCCACTTTTCGGGTGAGCACATTGATGCGATCTTGTAAGGCTTGACTTGCATTTCCTGAATAGCCCTCCGGTATTCTTCAGGGGTTACACCAAGCCCAATAAGCCTGTTTACCATTTCTATTTCTTCGTCTGTCTTTTTCGGCTTCATACCCGTTTGCTCAACGTAGACCGCCACGAAAGACTCAACATCACTCTCACTCTTAATCTCACTCTTAACATCACTCTCATCTATAAGCCGACTAACCCCTGTAGGCAGTTGGCTATGTAGTGGTGTATGTAGCTTACTAAAACCGCCTGGAGTATCCCAGTTGGTAGTGACTACCTTGTTGCCTACCGCATGGTATTTCTCGCGGTCTACCCAGTTATCAGGCGCTGGGTACGCCGAAGCCGAAGCCCATGAGGGCGATTGATGCTTCCACCAGTTGACGATCTGAATCAGCTTTTTGTCTCCTTTCTGATAGCGGTAAATCATGTCGTGGTGTTCCAGTACGTCTAACGAAGCCTTGATTTTCGCCGGTGCCTTGTTATCCATCGGAAATATTTGTGACTTGACCAGTAGCTCGTTATCCTGCAAACGCCCCTGGTCATCTGCTGACATTACAATCAGCCCGATCCAAACCAGTCTGGTCAAGTCATCAAGTTCCATAAACACGTCATCCGAGAATAGGTCTGAGTTGATCATGCGCCTGTTAGCCATTAGAACAGTCCAGTCTGCATCACGCGCGCTTCGGCTCGGTTGAGTTCCAGCGCGGCGGCAACAAGTCTTACGTCGGCTTCGGTGATCTGCGCGGTCTTGAGGTGGTAGTACTCACGCGGATTCATTGCTTACCCCGTTCATTGCGTCTAATTTGTCAGCTATGTCACGCAGGTTATTAGCGTCAAGCGGTGAGCAGTAATCAACATCGGCGGCGAAAAAGCGCTTTTCTGTGAACGACTTGACGATCGTACCTACAAGCCATTTGTCAAGATAAACCTTGCTCTTCTCGATCCTGATCTGGTTCATGCTTTCCTCACGCTAACGCTCGGTGAGCCCTCGATCCTGAATTGCTGGATTTCTGGATGCGCTGCGGCATAACCGTCCAGGGCTTTCGTGTCCCAGCTTACGCGCGGCTTGGACCATACGAAGCTGTGATAAGTGCCTTTGATGGTCCTGCCGGCTTCCAGAATCTCCTGCTTGATCTCAGCTTCCAGCATTGATTTTTGTTGCGCAATTTCGTCAGCTTTTGGATCAAATTCCGCGTCAATTTCTGCCAGTTTTTCTTTGATTTCCGGCGTCAAAACTTGGTCAATTAGTGCCTGTTTTTCTTGCGAAATTGCATCAATTCCGAAGGTTAAGTCTGAGTATTTTTCGATCTTTTCGTAAATGTCCATCTCAATCCATTCTGCTGGTCTACGATGCCGGCCAGCAGGCTCGCGGATGAAGGAGGCAACCGCGCCTAAATTTCCTTGTTTGCACGTGCCTTGAGGATCACGCCGATCGCCTGTTTCTTTTCCAGATACTCGGCTTTCTTCGCGTCATCCGCGCCGTTCTTGAGTGCCTTGTTGATGCCGATCTGCATGACCTGCAACTTGTCGCTCGGTATCTCGCCGTAAGCTACGCCTTCGCTGTTGGTGATCTTCATAGCGCGTTCGATGGTCATCGTGTCTTCAATCGGCTGCTTTTCGGCAACCTTCGCGGCTGGCTTGGCTTCAGCAGGCTTCGGCTCGCTGTTACCGTCGGTGTCTTCATCCGAGTACATTCCCAGCACTGCCGAGAGCGTGTACCGCCGAAGGTAGGTGATGATTGAGCCAGCCACCTGCGCGCCGCTTTTGCCTTTTTCTTCTGCGAGTGGTAAACTGAGAGATGACGAAATCCATTCGCCTGATGCGTGTGTCAGGACTGTTTCAACGCCGACCCGATCGCCATCGTTGAATGGATGTTGCGTGACCGCCAGACCGTACTTTCCGAGTGTCGGTTTGGCGGTGTCGATGATCGACCCTAAATCCGCATAGTTGTTCTTCAAGAATGGATTGACTGCATTGAACTTGGCTGCGTGCATTTCTGCCTGAGCGCGGGATAAAGCCTCCGCCAGCTTGCCGATCGTTTCTGAGTGGTTCATTATGCTCCTTTACATTCCTTTACGATCTCAATGTCTTGGGGATAAAACTTTGCGGTTGATGTGCCTAACATGCTCCCGTCATTCCAGGGATAACCGTGCAATGCGCGCACGCGGAACATGTCGTGGCCGCGCGTGTCTTTCGTCTGACCGACGACTTCAGCTAATGTGTAGCCGTGATAATTGAAAGCGGGTACTTTGCAAATAATCATCCTTTGCTCCATTTCAGATTGATGTTCTTTGAAACTGTCAACAAATCCAAAAACGCGCGCCCAGGCTTCCTGCTCGGAAAAGCCCTCGTCCATCAAATACTTGATTGCTTGTCCTTTTGTCATTTTGCCCGCCTGGATTGCCACTTCTCATAGATTGCGCTTGCCAGTACTCCGGTAAGCATTACGGTTGCGATTATTGCTGCGGATATCAGGGTGTCGATGAACATGGGTTACGCTCCTGCTAAAATGCGCTCGATAATTAGAGCGTTCGGATTGTCGGGCATAGACTTGACCACAACCTTATCGCCAGCGTTTACGCCGATAGCTTCTGTCAGCCAGTCGCCTGAAAGCGTAATAACTGGCACTCTGCGCTCTTTGGTGAATGTGTTTTTTGGACCTGGAATAATTTTTCGAGTTATCGTTAGTGTTCTTGAATTCATGGGTGCGCCTCACAAACAATTGACGCGGTCGCTGATGGATGGATAGCCGTTCTCTTTGTCCTGCTCCATCATCGCATCAACCCACGCGTCTGAGATAAGCCGGCGGATCGCAGCAGAGCGCGACTCCCCAGGCTGGCGGATGAAGTCGAGTTCTGATAATTGCAACTCGGCCATCCTAAGTGCTACAAGTTCGGTGTAATTGTGTTTCGTCATTAGAACCTCTGGCAAAAATTAATTGCGCTTTCGTTGGCCAGTTCGAGTTCGATAACCTGGCTGGCTAATTCTTCAAACTCGTCTGGATTGAACTCGTCATGAATTTCGTCTATTATCAGGCGAATTTCCCTGAGGCGGTTTGCCACCCTGTCTGCTACTTCGAGTTTCATTGTTATTTCCATTTTCATTGCTCCTTTTTCTGGTCTGTCTCATCAGCGCCGGTAGACCAGTTCCGGCGGAGCGGGTTTCCCCGCTTTCGACTAATCTATTTTTTCAATCTGGATGTTGGCTTTGCCGTAAACGCCTGAATGAGTTTCGCCGTCTTTCTCAGTCACCGTAAAGCCCACTTCATTGCCGAGTCCTGCATAGAACTCAATTCTCATAACATTTTCGAACACCTGATTTCCTACCGTAACTTTGATGTTTTCCATTTTCATTGCTCCTTTTGTTTGATTGAATATAGTATACCCTATTGTTATACAAAAGTCAAGTGTTTTTCAGACCAATTTCGAAAACTGGCACGAACTCGTTTCCAGCAGGATGCGCGAATTGACACGCCCATTCCCGCCGCGTGTTAGATTATTCGTGTTTGAGCGTCAATCGTCAAAAAGTGGCGTTTTTTGCGTTTGTAGCGTATTCTACACAACTGTAGACATTACACAAAAGCGCCTACCGGTTAGGTAGACGCTTGAAGGTGGAGCTGGTGGTATTCGAAACCACGTTCAGTTAGGGCATTGCCCGAACCCGATCCCTGTCAGCCCCGTTTTTGTCTGTGTGAGCGCAACCGTTTTTTGAAGTCCAATAAGTTTTCAATCTCTCGCCTGTCCTGCTCTCCCAGTGCCTTTTTTTTCAACAGGGCTTTGACTTCTTCTTCCGTATCGCTATTTGTTACCAATACAGAATATGGCTTTGGGAAATAATCCGTGTATTTTGTCATTTGTCACACTTTCGTTTTAGAGTTTGTCATTGAATTGATAATAACACTTTTTCATACGAGTTTTGTCAAAAGTTTGCATTAATTCGCACGACTTTTGCGGTATTGCGTCCCTGCTTTTCCGGCATCGCATACCAGCTTTGCAAGGATTGCCCCAAATGTCATGTACGAAAAACCCCAAACTTTGCGCATGAGAACCTTGTTATGTACCCGTTTTGCCATTTTTAATACATAAGACGCCTGATATGTACCCGTTTTGGCGTTTCTTTATCATAATGAGCCGTTTCTGATACACAATCCAATTTGTCTATCATCCGTGAGCGGCATCAGGATTGTACTTTTCCTTGACGTACCAGCCCTCGCCCTTGAAATGGACGGGTGTTGGCGCGAACAGCTTCCGCAAGGTCGGCGTTTCGCAGTCCGGGCAGACGGTCACCGGCGGGTCATCGAAGCTGCGCCAGAACTCGAACTTGGTGTCGCAGCGGTCGCAGTGGTAAGCGTAGAGAGTCATCAGCCCACCTTCCTGTAAGCGGTCGCCGGTTTGCCGTTCTGCGTTCTAACCTGCCGCGCGGTGACAAGCCCAGCGGCAAGTTTCGCTTTCAACACCGCCGCCGCCTTGCTCCATGAACAGCCGGTGTAATCCGCCACGAGCTGCGCGGTCACTTCGTCCGGCTCGATTTCGGGCAATGAGAGTTCGCGAGCGAGTTCTTCAAGTAACTCAAATTCTGTCAAGCTCATACGCAAATAATCCTCCGCTGGTCAGGCTGTCCGCGATAACGTGAACGGCTGTCATCCAGCACGCCATCCACCACGATGTAACCGCCGATGTCGCTTCTTACCGTGCCAGCCGATACCCTGTGCGCGAATGAAGTTTTGAGCTGCCACGCCGGTAATGAGATTGCCCTGGTGTCACGGAACTTCGAGCCGCTGTCATCCGAGCGATGATTGTGACCCGTCCAAATAAAGTTCGGCAATGGCAGTCCCGATTGCGCAAAGTCAAGCATGACCTCAGCCGCAAGCCCAGCCGCCGAAGAAGTCCAGGGTCTGCCGCCAGCCCGCCCGTGATGGAAGAAGGTATGCAGAACGCCATCCACGCTAAGCGTCAGGTTCTGCCCAAACTCCGTTGCGCCCAAGTCGCGGTAAATCTGCGTTTCGGTGGAGTTATCCATTCCGGCGTGACTTGGACCCGTTCCCAGCACGCCGTAGAAGCCGTCAGCCTTTGCCAGAACAGGCAGCATCAATTCCATAAACGCTTCAGCCTGGTCTTCAACTTCGTTCATGACTTGCAGACTTCCGTGATGCACGCCGTCCACCAGGTCGCCGCAATGCACGACAATCAGGCGCTTCTTCTTAGCCAGCTTGAACACGTGATCCCAGTAATCCGTCCAGCACTCGTAAAGCCACTTTTGCAAGCGGTTCGCCTGCGTGACCTGCGCCTCGAAGTCAGAGCGGTTGTGAACGGTAAATTCCAGCGGCGCGAGCGCGGTAGAAGACCCGACATGCGTGTCTGAGATTATCGCCAGTACAGTTCCGCTCATGCCGTCGCCAGTGTCGAGTAAACTTTGAACGAGTCCTTTTCCGTCCAGAACTTGCCCAAGCTGGTTTCGACGTACCCCTGCACCATCCAGGTGCCAACCTTGTCAATATCGCCGGCAATAGTGGTGTACTGGATTTTGCCGTCACTCCCATTCGTGGTAAACGCGGCGGTCTTCTGCACCTTCGCGCCAGTCGGGTCTTGGAAGTAGATGTATTTGACCGTTGCGGTACTTACGTCAATCGCCGTGCCAGCCGTATCGGTTATCGTAAGGCGAAAAACAGTTCCTATATCGCCATTGTGAACGTAAATCGTTGTCATAAAGATAGCTCCTCATATACTTCCATCTCAACTACCATCGGCATCTCAACCGTGAAGGCGGCATTTGTAATCAACCCAACACTGAACTCCATGACCTCCGTGTACTGGATGTCAACAACGCCTTCCGGTAGAGCCGGAAAGTACAGATCAGGCCATGAATCGGTTGGAAAATACTTGCTCGTCAGGATATACATTTGCTTATACCGTCAATGTGACAGCCGAGCGGTTGCCGTTAGCGTCCACCGTTGCGACAATCACGTTGCTTGCATCATCCACGCCCCTGAAGGTGACGGTCGTGGTGCCGCCTCCGGTCGCCTTGCCAGCCAGCGCAGCCGCCATGACTTTCAGCAATTGCCGCATGGTATAAGAGCCAACAACCACCTCGTCCAGAATAGCGTCTGCGATTTCCGTCACCGCGTCCGCCTTGAGCGCGGCGGCTGTAATCGAGTCGTTTGCCAGCGATGCTACTACCACCCCGTCCGTGCCAGTGTCTTCGAGGATAAGAGCCGTTTCCGCTTTCACATCGCTCAATAGCGAAGTGTCTGCTTGTTCGCTTGCCACAAAGCCAGCCGTTGCAATAGTCGCAATCGTGGCGGTGATGTACATATCCACCCTTTGCCCTGCTGTTAGGCTCGGAAGCGTAACTGACCACTTGTACGGGTTCGTGCCTGTGATGGTGACGGTTGCAGCGTTAGCCACTCCGTCAACGTAGAGCACGCCCGAAGGTGTGCCAGCCGCCAATGCGCCGGTGCTGTCGAGCGTTACAAAAGTGCCTGCCCATGCTTGTCCTGTTTTTACTGTCATAGTTTCACCGTTCCTTCGACTGGTACGATGCTAACCGCACCGTCCGTCAATCTGATTGCGCACACCATCGGCAATATCTTGACGCTCCCCGTTGCTGGTGGAGCACCGCCTGAACCGTTCCAGAATAAAAGTAGCATAAGTCCTCTCTATAAAGCGTTCATGGCGTAATGAAGTGCAATCACGTGACTTGCGGTCAATGCGCTGTTATAAAAAGCAATAGCCCCAATGTTTCCATCCATAAACGTTCCAAGCGATGTTGCATTATGTCTTGCGCCAATATAGGTTGCATTGACTCCCGCTGGAGTTGCGGAAGAAACATCTGCAATTCCGTTTGCCCCATTTATATAAACCACTCTATTATTTATTGCTATAAATAAGGCAAAGCCTGTTGACCACGCACCACTTGTATAAGTGGCGCTGGAGATGGCGGTTGTGACAGTGCTGCCATTGACAGTTGCAGCGGCCACTCTTCTTACTGTCGCAAAGTTTGCAAATAAATGAAATCGGTTATCTTCCGTTGATGTTCGACAAATTGAACCAAGTGACATAGATGCGGTGCTACTTGCCTTGAATAAACAAACAATGCTTATGGGAACAGCGCTTAATAACGCCCCACTTCCCACATTGAGGTATTGAGAACTTGCTGATGCAAATGTCCATCCATTTGCAATGTCCCATGTTGGAAAAGCAGCGCCATCTGTGGCATCATTGAGCCCAGGACTGGCTAAATTTGTTTTACTCGACTCATAACTTTTAGCGCCCTTTGCTTGAAACGCTGCGACACATCCTGGCGCTAAATCCCACCAGCGAACCAAGTGGTCAGTAATCGCAGCCGTGTACTTAACCTTAATCATCTATG